CATTCACATAATTTGTATCTCGGTTATCACAACAATTCCAACACAAAAATGGTAAATACCGACAACCAAGCCACTGGTCTCGTTACACATTACGGGGCTAGCAGATTTCAATAAATTGACGTATTTGCGCCGTACGGTGCAAAACTCCGCTGCCTTATACGGCAGCTGTGCCTCTGCTGCTCACTTCGAACAACTTACTGAAGAAAAGGTAGAGTGCAAGTGGAAAAATTACCACAATCTCTTCACAAAAATACCAAGTCTTCCTTCGTTTACAAACTACTTATGCAAGGAGGAAACTGCCATTGGTTTACAGATATTACCACCGATTAAAAACTACACATCAGTCATGGTTTATCATACTTGTTTGGTTAATGCCTACCTAGCTACTACACGACAATTCAAAGCTAGTCAGTCATTTGACCAAGCAATGATGGTAAAATTTCACGGCTTTTGTGACAAGGTTTTCACAGACGAGATCGAACCGATCTTGGCTGAAATGAAGATATCTTACACCAACTGGTACAACCACCTGACTGCATCACAGCAGCGGGAAATCAGAGAGATCGACACGTCAAAACTTAAAGTTGGAACGCCATTTCACCACTTCATCTTTTGTAAGAAAGAGAAGCAAATTGTTGAGCCCGGTTCCATACCTAAAAACCGGTGCATTTGCGGCCCCTGTGGAGAATATAAGTACATAATGGGCCCAGTAGTCTACAAACTCGAACAAGTTTTCAAGCGAAACTTCAAAGGCTACATGTCAGGATGTTCTTGGCAGGACATCGAGCTATTCACAACTAAAGCGATCGGGAGAGGATTCTCTTATTCTGTCATATCAGACGTGTCTCAATTCGACGCTTCTGCTAGAAAAGACAACAGATACTTAGAAGAAAAAATCTACAAGTATGTTGCACAGAATTTGATAATACCTCACGTGGATTCCGACTTATTCTTGTACACCTCAACCATGGACAACATGTTTTTACAAGTCTATGATTACCGTGATGGAACCAAAAATTTCTACGCAAGAGTAAGTGCTAAGCGCATACGATGTTCTGGCGTCCCCCAGACGTCTTTCGGCAATACAATCTTAAACGTAATGTACAATAGGTTTGTTTGGGAAGTTATTCTCGGTGCGGAACCCGACGACTATTTACTTAAAGTTTCCGGAGACGATGGTGAGGTCATGCACTATGGCATATACACAGAAGCGGTCATCGACCATGCATACTCACAAGTATATGTCAAGAAGCGACAAACACAAGCCCACGGCCTTGGGCTTATCGCTAAGTACATCAAACACGTACCTAGCTTTCAATCAGACTTCTGTTCCACAATGTCTTTTTGGTGTAACAGATGCGGTTTCAAAATGACGAGGGATCTTAAGAGGTTCTTCCAACTTATGCCGTATTCTCTCAAGA